GCTAGACGTTCGACGTATCTCATCTTGCAAATGAGCAATGGATCGAACATAGACACCAGGTTAGCTATTATTCTATCATACCAATGATAGAAGTCTACGGAGGAGCTATGGACCAACCTGTAACATGGCGGAATCGAACAAACAACCAACAGCAAGAGACGCAGGCCTATAGAACTTTATGGTCTGAAGATCATCCTGAAGGAGTCACTGTTTCGACGCCGACTGGGGTTTCTGGAGTACTAGGATTCATGAGTGACAACAACCATCCGAACTACAAACGTGTAGTCGGAGAAGGCGGTGTCATCATGGGTGACTGTATCCTCCAGAAGAACACGCAAACTTTCTCGTCAGCTTCAGTTGTATGGCAAGTTCCTGGCCTACAATGCGAGCTGAAGGGTGATTTTGCGTCACAGGTTATGAACATGGTCACAATTCCAGAAGTTCACACAGAGAATATTCTGTCAGGACTTATGGACTTGGAGTTAATTAAGGCTTATGCCTTAATTACCCAAGACTCAGTTATGTCGGGAGAGATTCTTTCCGACTTGGGTAAAACTGTGAACATGCTTCGAGCTCCATTCTCGGGTGCACGACTGCAACTTGAACGAATGTTCAAGCGTGCAAGTAGGCACTACCGAGCAGATGCCAAAAGCATTTCTCAAGCCAATGCTTCTGCATGGCTTGAGGGACGTTATGGCATGGTGCCATTTTATCTGGATATTAACCGGATAATCGAGATCTTTAACGGAAAATACCGTGATCTCGCAAAGCACAGAGCCGTAGTCCGGTCTGGGAGTACGTACACTGATCATAAAGTGATTACGTACCCTCATACCGCATTACCCGTTCTATACAGCATAGGATATCAACTCTATTCTGGGGGATGGGTCGACTGTAACCGTTCGGTTGCAGTTAACAGTGGTGTAATGTATGAGGTAAGACCTCGTACGCTTGGTGAAGAGCTTAGTGTCCAGTTTCAACTGGGTGCGTCGGCAATTATTCCGACTGCTTGGAACCTTATACCATTTTCGTTCGTAGCAGATTGGTTCTTCTCCATAGGTGATTGGCTTGCAGCCAATAACTTGCCCCCTGACGTTAACGTCGTTGGGAACTGGACAACTACCACTAAGAGGTATACCGATACTTTATTCGGATACCTTGGAATGGTAATGAACAATCTATGGAGACACGGCGATGTAGGTATGAAGTCAAAAGTGACTTTCGTGCTTGATCGTCGTACAAACCGTCCGCTGCCAACATTACCAGTAACCACCCAGCGATGGGCTACGGTTACGCATGCTCTTGACGCTGCGGCTCTGTTGCACAGTCCTATAAAGGACTTGTGTACATTGCTTCGCCGATAGAAGAAACTCCAATAGGAGGATTCACCATGGGACTGAAAACAATGTCCTTAGTCGCCGAAACGTCAGGTATTACTGCCGCTGACGGCTCCGCCCTTGTGTTCGCTGAAGATGGCGTCACAATTTCAAACGGCCTTCATCTGATTGTACCAGCAGACGCTGACTATCAGACTCGTCGGGTTGTGACGATTAAAAATCGTCCTCCAACACTCGACCCGAAGACCGGCTCTTACAGTAAAGACAAGAAGTCGATTTGTCTTGCTCAGCCTGTTATTCTGGCTGATGGTCGTGTCATATTTGCCACGATTAGGTTGGAGAGAGAAGCTCATCCGTCCATGACTGCTGCAGAAGTTCTCGAGCTTAATAATCTCGGAGCACAACTGTTAGTAGACGCGGACGCAGCTGGCTTCTGGGCAACAGGATCGCTTTCGTAAGAAAGTAATCTTACGTTCAGACTACCCAAACAAAGGAGTCATGAAATGGAGCTATTCAGTACAAAAACTGGTCAAAAACCAGTTTCGACATCTAAGAAAACTTTTAATGTCGAGGGTTTAATGCTTAACGTAGCACGATCCCTAATTCGGGATTTCCGAGACAATTTGTCAGAGCCGTCACTTTATGAACATCACTATAAGGCGTTAGCCGAAGGTGACATAAAAACGGTTAGGGCATCTGTTCCTGCTTGCAATGATCAGACTGATTCAACGGCAAAATTTAAAGCCGATTATCAGATTTCATCATTGTTCAAACGCTACAGATTCAAAAAGGATCTGTTTAGTGATCAAGAACTCGAAACTATGTCGATTGACAAGTTTCTACATGTTCAAGATCATATTCTGAACGTCTCTCGACGCACTCACAGTGAATTCACTAAGCGAGGTCTTGCAGGTGCCAGAATATACATTGCCAAAGTACTTGGCGTGTACAACGATGAAGAACATCGTGCGTTATGCAGATTCGGAAAACGGGCATCGGTTGGAATACCTGCGCGAGACGCTTGTGAAGCGGCTCGGTGGGAACTTCCTATTACCGGATCCCATGAACAAATTACTTGGTTTGACTCAGAAATGAGTCACGTTGATTGTGTCCAAGAATACTGGGCAGCTCAAATAGGAAGTGATCTACACAGATCCACCTACCAAGTAACGAGTTCGCTGAAGATGACGCTTGTCCCAAAATCCTTCAAAAGTTTGCGCACAATTATGCCTAACACGACTATTGGCTCGTACATGAGCTATGGTCTTGGGGTCATGATGCGCAAACGCCTGAAGCGGGTTGGTTATGATATATCGACTCTTCAGCAGAGTCATAAATATCTGGCCATGAGAGGTTCCGTACACAGTATGTATACGACAGCCGATCTTTCGAGTGCCTCGGATACCATATCCGTAGCACTCGTCCGCAACCTTTTTCCAAGCGATTGGTTCGATGTTCTCGAACAATCAAGGATTGGTGTTGTGGAGTTGCCTGACGGACGTTGTATAGAAAGTCAAACTTTCTGCACAATGGGCGTCGGGTATACTTTCCCGCTTCAGACGTTGGTTTTCCTGAGTATCCTCAAGTCACTTGCAATTGCCTTGACTGGCAAATGCACTAACAAGACAATATCTGTGTATGGTGATGATATGATCTATCCCACCAGTTTTCACAGTACTGTTGTGACGTTGTTTGAGGAAATTGGATTCGTGATCAATCTTGATAAGACCTTTCACGAAGGCAATTTCAGGGAATCCTGTGGTGGTGATTATCATCACGGGAGGGATGTTAGACCGTTCCAACCTAGGAACGGTCCGGTTAGTGTAGGCAAGACTGCCTATGAAGCCGTACTCTATAAGTTCATTAACGGTCTGTTAATGCGCTGGACTGAGTACGAGGTTGCTGGTACACTACAGTACCTGCTCTCAGAAATTGGAAGAGTCACCTATGCTGCGAAAGTGGTGCCTGTGGATTTTCCTGATGAGAGTGGTATAAAGTGTCCCAACTTGCACTATTGGCAGTTTCTTGCCAATAGATCTGATGTGTCCAGTCCAAAGCATGTTGGTCATGGTCTATTCCGATTCTCGTACCTCAGGTTCACGCCTGATAGTCGAGAGGAGGTAAGACATGCCCCGTTTCTTTGGCTGGCTCTCAATGCTGACAGTTCTGTTTACCGTTATCATAGTGATACTGGTAATTGGGAACTCCAGCACGCAAGTTATCCAGATGTTCCGAATCGCCTAAAAGACGTTCGGGATATCATGGATATTGTCTCGCCCATAAAATGGGTGAAACATGCAACTCAGACAACCCGTAGTAAGCTAACGGGTTGTCGCTATAACCGCTTACTTTCCTATGTGACGATTAGCCACTCTGGGAAGTACACGCGTCATTCCGGCACCTCAGGTTTTGAGGACCGCAGACAACACGCTTTTTAGCGGTTGTAAAAAATCTCATAAAGGCTTTGTAAGCCCCAATGAGTGCCTA